CATGGTGACTATGAGGTGTCTGCAACTATTCACATCCAAGGGCATATTGGACGATGCTGTGCACATGAGGCTAAAAAAGGCATACGCACGAGAAAAGACACGCCAGAATACCTTGTTCGAAAAGCTGCTTTAGCCCAAAAAACTATGTTTTTTGAAGGCGTGTCATGTCAAATTTGCGGAAACAAAACGCGATATTCTTGCAATAACTCTTGTTCAAAGTGCGCTGCTAAATCAAGACAAAAATCAAACGCAAAAAAAGACAGCAAAGGTAAAAGAGAATTTTACAAAAGAAATATTTTTGAAAATGACCCAATAATTCAAAATTGGATACATGGCATTTATGTGTTTAAAAAGAAAATGCAAAAAGACTTTGGGGTTAAACTTCATGTAGACCATATTGTTCCGTTGCAAGGAAAAAATGTATGCGGTCTTCATGTGCCTTGGAATATGATGATTACATCGGCAAGATTTAATTGTTCAAAACAAGCAAAAATTGGAACCGAAGAAGGTTCTAAGTCGGTAGGCGGCGTATCGGTGCATTCATCTGCACAGCCTTGGAATTTAAAAAAGGAAGCACAAAATGTCAATCTCTTATAAATGGGTAATTACTGAAACAAACTATCAGACTTCTGACAAGTTTATTTTTTGTGCCCACTGGACTGCCACAGCAGTAGACGAGGGCTACACCGCATCCATCTGGTCAACCTGTTCATGGGCTGATGGCACACCGACTATCCCCTATTCCGAGGTAACAATGTCGGAAGTCTTGCAGTGGGTATGGGACAGCGGAGTTTCAAAAGACGCTACCGAGGCAGCACTGGCACAGCAGATTGAGTTGCAGAAGAACCCCGTAACCGCCACCGGAACTCCGTGGAGCCAAGCATGAACCTAGAACTCGACGTAAACGAAATCAACTTCGTCCTGCAAACGCTTGGCGAGTTGCCCAGCAAGTCAGGCGTGTGGCCTCTGATTGTCAAAATCAAAGAGCAGGCCGAGACGCAAGTTCAGAAAGCCAAAGATGAGCCTTGAAACACAATTCTCAGCACACGAACAGGTCTGCGCCGAACGGTACGCGCAAATCAACGCACGGCTCAAGCGACTGGAGGGCATCCTCATCAAGACCGCCGGGGTGCTCATCTTTTCCATGTCTGCAATCGTCTATGCCAGCTTGACGCTGCATCGGTAAAAATGATTGACCTCACCAAAGCCATTGGAGCAGTCGCAGCCAGCATTGCAGCCATCGGCGGCGGTTACACGCTTGCCGACAAGTTTGGTTGGTTTGACCGAGCCATCCTTGAGTGGTCACCAGAGCATTTTAAAATTGTGGCAGATGCTGGACAGCCCATCAACGTCACAGTGGCCCGAATCAAAAAGCGGGACGACTGCTCTGTTGAGAGTTTTACCCCAAGCATCCGTGATGCCGCAGGTATGGTGCATGAGGCGACCACCACCGCAAGCAAGTTCAGCGGCCCAGCGGGGCCACAGATTGATACTTTTTCATACCAGTTGACGATGGTGCGAAAAGAAAAGATTGCACTTGGCACAGCTACGTTGCTGGCAACCATCAAATACAAATGCCCCGAGGGTGAGCGTGTCGTTCAATACCCTCGCCATGCAAATTTAAGTTTTGACCTTAAAGGGTGACCATGATTCCAATTGTTGCATCCCTCCTCGGTACATTGGCTCAGAACGGTCTGGGCCTCTTGTCATCTGCGCTTCAGGCCAAGGGCAAAGAAGTTGTTGAAAACGCACTGGGCGTGAAGATTTCCGACAACCCCAGCCCTGAAGAGGTCAGCAAACTGCGCCAGTTGCAATACGACCACGAAGAGCGGTTGATTGAACTTGGGATTATGAAAGCCCAAGCTGAGTTGGAGGAACTCAAGGTATTTGCTCTGGCCTCTCAGAACGAGGATAACAACGTCACAGACCGCTGGAAGGCGGACATGGGTAGTGACTCATGGCTGTCCAAAAATATTCGCCCTATGAGCCTTGTAGCCATCTTCGTGGGGTACTTCATCTTCGCCATGATGTCTGCATTCGGCCTGAACGCCAATGAGTCCTATGTCCAGTTGCTAGGGCAATGGGGGATGCTGATTATGGGTGCTTACTTTGGCGGACGGACAATCGAAAAGCTGGCGGACATGAGGAGTCGAAAATGAGCCTCAGTCAAGAGCAGGCCGCTTTCCTGCTGGATGTCTGCAAACTTATCCAGCACGCCACTGAGCAGGGTTTTATGGTCACTGGTGGGGAGTTGGCCCGCACACCCGAACAGCAAGCCATTTATTTCAAAACAGGTCGCTCGAAGACCATGAACTCCATCCACCTCAAGAGGTGTGCCATCGACTTGAACTTCTTCAAGGATGGGAAGATAATCTGGGACAAGGGCATCATTGCTCCGCTGGGCGCTTACTGGGAGTCTTTGCACCCCAAAAATTTGTGGGGCGGGTCATTTAAATCGCTGGTGGACTGTCCGCATTTTGAACGAAACGTGGGGTAAACATGGCAACCGCTTCGGTAATGACCTACGATTCTTTGGTCGAAAACATCCAGTCTTACCTAGACCGTACTGATGCGGACACTATTGCCAAAATTCCTCTGTTCATCATGCTGGCAGAGCAAATCATTGCCAGCCAAATCAAGTTTCTTGGCAACCTGACAGTGCAGACCTCGACCATGACAATTGGTCAACCCATCCTTGATAAACCTGCTCGTTGGCACAAAACAGTCTCCTTCAACGTCACCGTAGACGGACAGAAACAGCCCGTGTTGCTTCGTAAGTACGAATACTTGCGTGAGTACACCCCAGACGCCACAACGACTGGTGCGCCAGAGTATTACGGGGACTACGACTACACCCACTGGTTGGTCGCTCCCTCGCCTGATGTTGCGTATGATTTTGAGGTGTTGTACTACGAACGACTTCAACCGCTTGATTCTTCCAATCAAACCAATTGGTTCACCATTTACGCCCCACAGGCTTTACTGTACGGGTCTTTGTTGCAGGCCATGCCCTACGTCAAGAACGACGAGCGGATGCCCATGTGGCAACAGAATTACGACCTCATCATTCAGACCCTGAAGTCTGAGGACGTACAGCGCATTGGCGACCGCCAAGCAACCGTTTTGGATACTTAATCATGCCGTCATTTAACTCCCCCTTCACAGGCAACGTCATTCAACCAACAGACGTTTCGTATCGCAATATTTCTATAGCGAACACAAATCTTCAGTTGGAGTGGCCCATCAACGGAACCACAACTGATGATGCCGCCGCTCGTATTATGGAGGTCACTACAACTGGAGTTTCTGAGTTGTGGATGCCTCCTGCCAATCAGGCTTCGGTAGGGCAGGATGCATTGATTCGTAATATTGGTGGGGAAGACTTCACCGTCATGGATTATGCGGGAATCAACACGATTGTGACCGTGTTGGTAGGCGAGGCCCAGTACATCTACATTACCGACAACAGCACTGAGGAAGGTGTTTGGGGCATTATTGCTTTTGGTATTGGCTCCTCTGGTCAAGATGCGGCAACCCTTGCCGGGTACGGCCTGCTGGCGATTGGTCAGACGCTGAACCAGAGTCAGCCAGTCACGACTTTTTCTTCCAACTACACGGCGTTGACGACAGACCGCTCAAGCACTTATGTGTGGACTGGCGGTGCTGGAACGCTGACCCTGTCACTGGCATCAACTCTTGGCGATAACTGGTTCATGTTCTTGCGCAACAGCGGGACAGGGGCTTTGACTGTCACTGGAACCAGTGGCGACTTGGTCAACGGTTCTGCGTCAATTGCTCTGCAACCGACAGACTCTTGCATCATTGTTTGCAGTGGTTCACAGTTTTATACAGTCGGCTTGGGTCGGAATACACAGTTTGCTTTTACTCAGTTGAGCAAGGCTGTGACGACTGGCTCTTACACCTTGACGGCTTCTGAAGCCTCAAACGTGATTCAAAAATACACCGGGACTTTGACAGGCAACGTCACAATTGTTGTTCCGTCAACAGTTCAGGTTTATTACATTCTCAACGAGACATCGGGTGCTTACACCGTCACAATCACAACGGGTTCTGGCGGCACTGCTGTTTTGACCGCAGGCAGTCAAGCCACGTTGGTTTGCGATTCTGTGAACCTATACAACGCCAACACAGTTCTTGCTGGCGCTTCAGTTGTGAGTTTGAATAACGGCTCCGTTGGCGCACCGTCGTTGAACTTTGCGTCAGAAACAACAACAGGTGTTTATCGCGCCGCTTCTGGTGAATTCAACATTGCAATTCTTGGTGTATTGCGCTCAACAGTGTCTGCTTCTGGTTTGGCAATTGTTGGGACTGGTAACTTCACAGGTGGTGTTTCTGGCGGGACGTACTGATGGTCAAGAAGGTCTTTACCATTGATACGCTACCGGGCGTCCAGCGCGACG